CACCACATAGCACCATTAGCATAAACGGCTGCGTGCTGACCAATAAGTCCTGCGTTAGATGCAACCTTACGAATACTGAATGTAAAAGGTGGTCCAACAAAGTCTAAACGATAAGTAGCTGTATCTGTAAAAATCATAATATAGTCTTTACCTTTACAAGCACCTACAATTTTTGTTCCATCGTCTAATTGAAAAGTCCCAGCAGTATTTACTGAAGTTGGCGCATAAACATTGTAATCTTCTTGATTAGAAAATCTAATATACATTTTATCTTGTGTACCAGGATTTCCAATAATTGTTTCTGTACCTAAATGAATTAAGTGTCTATCTCTATCTGATACAATAGACATAACTGACTTACTTGGCATATTAGTATTTCTTACAGCTCTAGTAGTTAAACCACTATTTGGATCCCAAGTGAATGATCTACCATTATGAATGGTTGCAACTAAAATCTCGCCCCAATTATCTAGTGACCAACTAGCAGGATCTAGAATAACATTAGATGAAGTTGAAGCAGAACCCCAAGTTAATCTTGACCAAGTGCTTGTACCCCAACCATATCCATAAGTTTGATTTAAAGGTCCTACAGGTTCATATGGATGTACATCTAAAGTTCCGTCAGCCGTGGCTCCTGTTCCTGTTTCCGCTGTTGGCATTTGAATAGTGAAGGTAGTTGCTGAAGGCACTGTCTTAACTTCAAACAATACATCATCAAAATCTGTAGCTGTGTAATCTGTATCAGGTGAAGTGAAAGAACCTGCGTTAGCAAAAGTTATAATATCTCCTGGTATTAAGTTATGACCGCCTGATGTTGTAATAGTAACAGTTGTTGATCCGTTGGTCGTTGTTATGTTTGCACCTGTAGAGAAATTGTCTGTTTGTAAAGGTGTAATATCATAAAAGGCACCTTCATAATAAATAATTAATAATTTATCTGTTCCAATAGCTGAATATTTACGGCCATCTAAGTCCGACCATACGTGTTGATCTCTAGCTGCACCTATGATGCTTGCATAATTACCTGTGACTAAAGAAGACCAACCACCTATTTTTTCAGGCTGACCATATCTAAATCTAACAAAGTCGCCATCGGTCCACTGACCCATAGCCTCTGATTCTGTAGCCTGTTTATTAAAACCCGGCTTTATTCTGTATTTTGTTAATGGCATGTTGGTATTATACCATTAGATGGTTATTAAATACAGATTGTATAATAAAATTAAGGTTTATTAATATTTTAGCGTTAAATGTAACTAATTAAAACTTTTTTTAATTATTCTTATCATCTTCTATGGTAGGATCATTTTGCTTTTTCATCATATCTGCTTTCATATTTATCAATGCAGAAAGAAATTGATCAAAAAATTGATTTGGTATAACAAATTTTTTATGTTTTATTAATATCCAAATTTCTTTCCAAGAAAAAAGCATTTCTCCATCCCCAGTTTTTTTATTTATTTTAAGATCCATTTTTTGGACTCCCCCATAATTTTCTTCCATCTGCTACTAAATTTAAATTATTGTAAGGACCATTTTTGTCTATGTAATGCAAAAAAAATTGACTATGCCAATCTCCTAAAAATTCATTTCTCCAATGTTCAACTTCACAACCTAAATAAATTGCAGCATCTCCAGGTTCTAAATTTAATTCTGTACCATCCATATAAATTGGCCAAGCTTCTCCAGAAGAACCTATCATAACAGTTACTGATATTTCACAAGATGGCCTGTCTTTGTGTTTTATTAACTCGGCAAGATGTGTATACATTCTAGCAAAACCATAAGTAGGCCAAAGTTCTAAACCAGTTTCATTTTCCATTTTTTTTAATTTAGTTAGTAAAAAAGATTCTACGAGTGGATCACCATACCAATAACTATCATACGTTTTTTCAGCTTGTGTAAAATCAAAAGAATTACTATTAGTTCTATGTTTCATAATAAAATATTTTTTTGATAAATTAACTTCATCTTTTGATAAAAAGTTTTTTACTACTTTATACTTATAATCTTTTCGTATTATGCCCATGCTACTATTGAATATCTTACTCCTTCTTGTACTGGTTCTACACAATGTGGAAATAAAAAATTACTAGGCCAAATTATTAAAGAACCAGGTTTGGGTTTAATTTTAAATTTTTCTTTAGTTAAGTTATCTTCAAAGCAAAGATCTCCACCAACATAATCATTATTTAAAAAAAGAATTGCACTTAACGTTCTCTCAAAAGAATTACCTCCATCAACATGAAAGGTATAATAATTATTTTTTTCATATTTCAAAACATCACATTGATTAATTTCTTTAATTAAAGAAACATATTTAATTAAATCATTTTCTTCTAAATATTGGTTCATATGATCAGTAATTAGTCTGTTTAATAAATTTGCCCAATGAACTTCCGTTAAAGACTTATTTAATTTGGTTAAGCCATAATTTGAAACTTTTCTAATTTTCTCATTAATAACACCACCCGATCCTATTTTGGCTTTTTCAAAAGGAAGTTTATTAACAACTTTAATTAAAGTAGATAATGTATTTAAATGAAAAGGATTTGGGTATTCTTTAATGTAATTTTTGAGAAACATTAAAGACTATTAATATAATATCCTAACGTTGTAAAGAAGAAAAGATTTCTTGACCTTGATCTAATAAATATTTTTCAATTGTACTATTTATTGGATAACTCAGTACAGAAGTATCTAGGTTTTGTAAAACAGTTTTCCAACTATTTAATTTTGCACGTATCGTAGGTCTTCCTTCATTACTCATACAATTATCAATGTTTTGTATTTTAGTTTGAATAAAAGCATCTAACGATTCTTTATTTTTTGTACCCTCAAGGGCTGCAGGGTTTTCTGTATAAGTAATAGTTGAATTTTCATAATTAAAAATTTTTTGACCTGTTTGTACGTTAACAAAATCTTCATCAGAAACTGTGTGTAATGTTCCACAATGTCCTTCAGTATATAAACCTAAACTAGAAGCACCTCCAATTAAAATATGAAGTTCTTCCATAGTTTTAGCTATTTTAAGTGCTTCTCCCAATTTATTTGATATTATGTATGCCATATATTAATCTACTAGTTCAAAAATTGATACGATACCATCTCCTCCTGTTGAAGGGGGATCAGCACCGAATGTAAGGGCACCTTTACCTGGGCGATCGAGTCTATCACTTATAGAATGAAAACTTGATCTATATCTTAGTGGACTAGTTAAATTTGTTCCTGCTGGAACGCCACCTGGTCCAGCTTGTCCAGGACCATTAGCTGTACCACCACCTCCTCCTGTTGCTAATAATAAAGGAGCTGGTGCAGGACCAAAATAACTAGATGTACCTCCTTGACCACCACCTGATGGGTTTGGTACGCTAGCACCCCCAATTCCTGCAAAAAAAGATTTTGTGTAAGGTGCAGAAATAGATGCTTTGTAGTAACCCCAACCGCCATCTCCACCTTGGCTAGAACCTAAGTTAGTATTATTACCTCCGCCTCCGCCTCCGCCACCAGCGTATACTAATACTGCGGTTGCAGTTGGATTAGCAGTGTAAGTAACAGCGGCAGGCATAAAACTTCCAACTCCCCCGTCTACCCAACGCCATCCTCCATCGCCTCCAGCACCTGAAGACGCAGCCGTGATTCTTCCGTCAGCATCAACGGTAATATTTGCAGTTGTGTATGCACCAGCTGTAACGCCAGTTGAAATTAATTGATCAGGGCCAACAGAGTCTGTTGCTAATTTAGCAGCAGTGATTGTTGAGTTTGCAATTTTATCTGCAGTAACTTGTAGTGCAGAAATTTTTGCAGTTGTAATTGCGTTATCTGCAATCTTAGCAGTAGTAACTTGGTTTGCAGAAATTTTAGCTGATGTAATTGCGTCATCAGCAATTTGAGCAGAACCAATTGTTCCACCTAAAGTATCTAGTGATACTTCATTTAAGTTTGTGCCATCTGAATATGCTGCGTAAATTTTTGCAGCATCAATTGTAAATCCTGTTCCGCTTGCTGTTTTAATTGTTAAGTTTGTTGGAGCAGTAATTGCTGAGCAATCAAAAATATAAAATTTTTCTACTGAATCTGGAATAGTAACTGTTGTTGCACCTGTTAAAGTAATTGATGCAAATTTAATTACCATATTTCTTGCATTTGATAATGCAGCGTTTGACATTACTAAAGCAGTTGTAGCTGAGTCTGTAATCGTTACAGATTCGTAACCTGCAATAGCTTGTTGAATTAAATCTAAGTTGCTATTTGTTTTCGATCCCCATGTACCGGCATTTTCGCCAGTAGCCATTAATTCTAAACCAATTGTATTATAAGATGATGCCATATGTTTCCTATTTTATCATTTTAAGCGGCTAAGTCAACCTCGGTCCAAACATTGTTTACACCTAAATTAATCTCTTGCCATGCTGTAATATTAATTGTTCCAACACTAGCTGTCAAGCTGATGCCTGTTAAAGGTACTACTCCTGTTCCTGTTATAGATACTGTACCAATACTACTTGTTAATTGTTGACCCGTAACTCCTATTATTTGTTGTGGTATTTCTGAAGGTGTACCAAGACCTAAAGTCATAGCCTGACCTGTCACAGGCTCATTAGTAGATTGTACTAGTGAAATTGACCCTAAACTTAAGGACATTCCAAACATAGTTACAGGTACTTCTTGTATTGTGCCACCAACAGTATTTCCTTGAGAAAGTGTTGCAGGTATTCCTGTTAAAGTTAAATTAGCTGTTCCTGTCTCAGTAGTAGTGCCCTGACTTGAAGACATACCAGGCTCACCAACAAACACAAAAATATCTGCATCAATTTGAATCGATTCTTGACCTTGAATTAATGTTAATAATTGTTGAGAAGCAGCTGTAACTGATACATCTGTTCTTGGTACTACTGTACCTTGTGCTGAAGTTAATTCTTGTCCTACAAGTAATGCAGAATATGTATCTCCCCAAGCTCTATTACCCCATCCGCCACGGCCCCAACCTGTTTCAATTTTAGCATCTACAGTTACTGCACCTGCAGCAGTAGAAGCTGACGATCCTGTTGTAGAAGTATTAGCATCAGCTGATACACCAGCAGTACCAGCTACAGAAGTTACAGAAATTCCTGTAGGTATAACATCTACATCAAGTGTTAATACAGCTGTGCCTATTGAAAAAGATGCATTTATTCCTGTTGGTTGTGCACTTGCTCCTGCTTGAGTCGTTACTGAACCTGAAGCTGAAGTTAATTCTTGACCTTGTAATACAACGTCACCACCTGCTCCCCAAGCGTTTTCACCCCAAGTTAATCTACCCCATCCTAAATTAATTTCCGATGTTATAGATACAGAACCTATGTTTGAGGATAAAGAAAAACCAGGTTGCTCTATGGTTTGATTTTCATATGGAGCACCATAACCAAGTATACCCCAAGAATATCTTCCCCATCCTTCAATATTAAAAGCAGAAACTTGTCCTATGCTTGTAGAAGTTGAAGATTGATTAGACCAAGATAATGATCCCCAAGGACCACTACCCCATACCGAAAGGCCTGGTGAACTAACTTGTACTGTAATGTCAGCCACCTGGCCCTCCTTTTAGTTTATGATATTCTCAATATAGCTGCACTCGTTGTGTAAGCTGGGAACTGAATTGTAAATGTTCCAGCAGTCGCAGTTTTATCAGAAACGAAATCTAATACAG